GACATCGGGACGATAGTCCCCGAAGAAAAACTGACCACCCTTCACGGGATAGTCAGCCTGCACGTAGGGCGAAGGGCCCAACATGGCGTACCGAGTTTTTCCAGAACCTGGCCGACCGTAAAAAACTGAAACGACAGGACGCCAATCTCGGCGTGGCGAATAAAAAGTAGCCAAGGCTTGCATTCCTCTCGTCATACCCATGTAATGGGTGGGGTAGGCTTCAATAGCAGCGCACAAGCCGCGCTTCTTAATTGTCGAGGCGACGGAATTAAGCTTCTCTCCGGCGGGGGCGGAGATGGTACCAGACTCAAATATGAGTTGGGGACGGGGTACGTCCTTTGCTGCTTCGCAATGGTGGCAATCGCACGCAGGCTCGGGCTTCTTGCAGTAATGGGCCGCCTGGTAGGCTGAACCGCGTCTTGGTTCCCAATGAGCGGTCCTATGGAGCTTTTTCAAAGCTTTCAAACGTTGTTTGATTGTAAACTGTACAAATCCTTGAAAATGTGGAGTCCCATTTTCTCCAACTTCCAGTTGGTATACAAGGTAGTTGTATAACCACTTCTGAACACGTCCATGTTCCCTCGGCCGAGGGTTGTTTATGGTAAAACACCAGTCATGAGCGGGGCTCGACTGGCGGGGCATAACTCAAGAAGTCTTGAGTTCTGCAGGGCTGGGTAATACTGTCCCAGCCCTGCGTGCGCGCGAAAACCGCGGGAATTTTCGGCGCATATGTTACCATCTATATCCGGATGGGGCACCGGAAAGTTTTAGATGGTAAGGCGCTCCGGACCTACGGCCCTCCGCTGATTGGTGTTTTTATGTGAAAAAAACCCCGCTTACATGCTTACTGATTCCCCTGAACCCTAACCCACGTTATGGCCGCTACGGCGGGGCCCCCGCTCCGCTGCGCTCCGCACCCCACCTCCGCTAATTAATTCTGAAGCGATTTACTCAATCGGTATAACGCAGACGTGCGATGGCATCGGAATTGACGGTACAATTGGCGGCGTTGAACAGACTACGGAAGTAGACGTACAAAGCGCCGGTTGAGATGTCCGCAATGGTCATTGGGACAGTCTGGCCAGAGTACACGGACTCTAGGTTACCAAGCTTGATGTACTCATCAAAGGGTTGGGGCCGTGCCAGATACGGTCCACTGCCAAAGGCGGGGACTGCCTCAGTCGGGGCTGGTAAGATGCAGTCGCGAAGGACACGGAAACGGTCCATATTGTCATAACGAGGCGGGCACGTTATGTCAGGACAAGATTCGGTGCCATCTTGTGCGGTGATGCCGAATATGGCATCGAAGGTAGGGATGGTTGCACCGGATGATTGCTTGTCCCAAACAACGACCATTCGGACGAATGAGCTGTTGCAGGCACCAGTGGCAAAGGTTGGGGTGAATGCCCAATTGAGGCATCCGACAATGCGGAGAGACTTCGCATGGGTCTTTCGACCAACTCGATTCCAGGAACCGGAACCGGTTTGGATGAGGTTGAGCACGAAGGCGTGCCCATTCGTACTGGTGGTACTAGGGATGGTGGCAATAGATACATCCGTATCCATACCCTTCTTGGTCATCGTTGCACGAACGGCCCGAGCAATGGCCTGGGTGGGAGGTCGTCTCCCGACACGGCGAGCTGCCGTCATGTTGTCTCGGTACGCCTTTCGAGCGTTACCAACTGCGGTGGTACGAGCACGACGTGCCGTCACACCATTCGTCCTACCTGTGTAGGGTGCCATTTTCCAGAAAATGAGAAGCGCGATTTATTTCCTAATTTGGATCGCGGTAGGGCGCAGGTAGCGCTCCGATAATTTCTCGCACTGCTAAGAAATTAGAAATGACTGACGTTGTGCAAATCCATGATTCGCAGGAATCTCATTCGCCATGTGATTCGGATGAAGAATCTCTGGATTCATCAGAACTTGCTGCACAGCAAGCGGGGCTAAGTACGGAAGAGGCCATGGAAAGTCCCCTTTCCTAATCATATAGCCATCTTCGGTGAAGAAGATGATGTTGTCGATTCTGCGATCGAACGCTTGCCAACGGTCAAGCTCGGCAAACAACTTTGGATACCATTCGTTGGGTGCACGATTCGAGGTGAACACGATATGACGTGTTAGGAGTTGATGGAAACCGCCTTTGGTATGGACCTCCATGGGGTAACGATCACAAACCCGAAGCCAGGTTGTGTATGGCATCTGACCATAGAAGTCGTCGAGGACGAGAGTCTCGTGGACATCGGGACGATAGTCCCCGAAGAAAAACTGACCACCCTTCACGGGATAGTCAGCCTGCACGTAGGGCGAAGGGCCCAACATGGCGTACCGAGTTTTTCCAGAACCTGGCCGACCGTAA